TCAAGGCCGTTCAGCGCCGCTTTGCGCCGTCCTGAACCCCATCATTTCAGATACGATGCCAGCCATGCTTTTGGTGTCTGTCGGTATCCATCGGCCGTAGTGCTTCTTCACCATAGTTGTGTCGGTGTGCCCAAGCTGCCGGGCTACCCACTCGACCGGGACATAGCTCGATAGGGCTTGGCTGGCGAATGTGTGCCGACACTGGTTGGCCCCCCTATGTCGGACGCCGGATTTCTTCAGGTGCGCCGTGAACCACTTGCTCACGGTCTTGCCATTCCAGACGATCCCGCTCGCCGAGTTTCGGAATAGCGGCGTGATCACCTCCTTCCTTCTGGTCACGTTGTCGCGCTGGACCACTTCGATTTTGATCGACTCCGCACCTTTCGCGTCTTCAAGGATCTGGCGCAGCAATTCAATCGCCGGATCAATCAGCTCGACCGTCCGCGTGCGGCTGCGCTCCTTCGGCACCTTGTACTCGCCAACGACCAGGGCGCGCCGCACATTGACGATTCCCGCATCAAGGTCCAGGTCTTCAATCGCCAGCGCCACGATCTCTGACAGGCTCAGCCCGGCCCAGCAGTTGAATAGGACCATCCGCACGTCGGTCATCCGCTCCGGGTCGGCCTTGGCGATCTGCTCGATTTCCTCGCGGCTGAACGGGTCGGCGTGCTCAATCTCGCTGTCCGTATCGACGTTGGTGATCCGGTCCAGCGGGTTCGCCTTCAAGATCCCGTCGCCGAACGCATCGGCCCAAACGCCACGAACCACGGTGAACACATCATTGACGGTCTTCGGTGCCAGGCCGGATTTCAGAAGCTGCGCCTGGAACAACTCGAGATCGCTCTTGCTGATGTCCACGATCCGGCGCTTGCCGAATTTCTCATCGACTCGCCTGGCCTTGCTGGCGTAGTTGATCACCGTGCTCTCGGCCTTGCGTGCCCGCATCACCTCAAGCCAGCGGTCGATCCCTTCCTTGACCGTCCGCCTAGTGTTGGGTCCGCCCGATCCAGAGAAGATCACTGCTCGCGGCGATTCCGGGAAATGCGCCGCGTAGTCGAATCGTCCCTCCTTGATCTCGGCCAGTATCGTGCGGCGCTTGTTGTCGGCGTAGGCGATCGACGCCTTGTTGATCTTCGATACGCCTGGCAGCGGCTCCCGGCACCGCTGGCCGTGGAGCATGAACGAGATGCGCAGTTGCTTCCCGTTGATCTCCACGCCGGGCGGTAGCTTTATAACTGGCCCCCCATCCATGCCTCAATCTCCCTTCTGTTGTAGACGACTCGGTTGGCCGGGTCTTTTCGCCAGTGCTTCCCTTCCAGCCATTGGCCGCCAGAACGATACTTGCGCGCTGCCTCGGTTGATATCCCGAAGTGCGGGAACAGTAATTCTTGACGGAACCAAAGGCCCGGAGTGATGTGGTAGTACTCAAGTTTCTCTGCTGCACCCATTCCTCACCTCTCCAATTCCCGGCAGCCGCAGTAACTGCAGCGCTTGCCGAGTACGTTCTTCACGCATGTGTTCGTGCGCTCGCCTTCTTCCTCTATCCAGACTTCCATGCGGATTCGCTGCATGTCGGACTTGGCGAGGATTTCAAACTGGCGTTTCTGCTCCTGCTCCGGCAGGCGCTTGAATGATTGCCATAGGCTCATGCTCACCCCCTCACCGTTACGCCGGCTGCTTCGATGGCGGCGCGGTCAAATATGCCGCTGCTCCTGCCATGGTTGGCGTGATACCCATTGCGCGCCTCGTGAGACTTCTTGACGCAGGCGGCGTCGAACAGGTGGTTAAAAGTTCCGAGGCCTATAGCCCGTCCTCCTTCTTTTGCAATGACTCGGTACCGGCCTGCGCGAATGTATATTCCCGGGACGCCTGACTTGTTATCGGACCTGCGTGCATAGTTTTTGCTGTTTTCAGCCCAGCTAACTTCTCGCAGGTTGCACCAGCGGTTATCTGCCCCGTTTCCATTGATGTGATCAATGTGCTTTGGCCATCTCCCTGTCATAAGTAAAAAGATGATCCTGTGCTGTTTTTTTGTAGTGCACAGGCCTTTCACGCTGACTATGTAGTAGCACTTGCCACATCCCTTATCTGTGTGGAGGCAGCCGGCCAGCTTGTTTGCATACTTCTGGTCCCAATTTTTGTTTCCCGTGTGCTTCCAGAACAAAAAACCGCTTACCGGGTCGTAATAAAATCGCTCTGAATATCGAAAAAAGTCAGGGTCGAACTCTGCTATCGCCTTGTCTGTGTGCTGCATGTCTATCTCCTGCTGCGTGTGGGGTTAGGCGGCGGTGCGCCGAAATACTGGGACTAACTGGCCGAGCCCGGAGCGCTCAAGCGCGGACACATTCGAAAGCCCGAAAGCAACAAGGCAGATCGGCGCGCCGGAGTTGAACGCCGCACGGCTGCCGTCTACGCGGTGGAAATGCGGGCGGCCTTGCAGGAACAGGACGGCATCAGCTGCGCCCCATACCGACTCGAAGAACATGGCCGTCTCAGTGCGCGCCGGTATCAGCGCAATGCCATTGCCGTGAGCGGCCAGCTTGCGCATCCACTTGGTTGCCTCGCGGCCAAATGGCGGATTCATCCACACGCGGCCCTGCCATTCTTGCGAAAGGCCGTCTTCCTCCTTGCAGTAGTGCTTGGCAGCGGTCGGCCATGGGCGGCGCGATTCGTGCGGCGAGCATGGGTCCAGGTCGAACGGCCCAAGCGCAGCCAGGATCTCCGGCGGAGTCAGCCATTCATCGGTGCCCATGACGGGTGATTGGTGTCCTGACATGGACATAGGTCTACCTCCCCGCCGACTCTCGCCGGCAGGCTGTGTGTTTGGGTGGGGTTAGGGGGTTAGTACGGAATGCAGTCTAAGCAGTTTCCGGTCCAGGCTTTCGCTCCGCAACCCGAGCAGACGTGTTCTGGCTCGGCCTCCTTCGCAGCCATGGCGGCGCGCAGCGAGTTTTCTGCGTCACGGCACAGCTTGAGTCTGCGATTGATACCGACCCCTGATTCGTTTTGCTCTGCGTCCAGCCAAGCAATTGCCTTTCCTGCCGCATCCAGCAGCCTATCCCGCTCGGCGGTCACGGCAGACAGGGCGGCGCTTGCATAGCGCTTCGCAACGTCGCTGGCATAGTCAGCGTACAGTCCGTCGCTCAGTCCGCCCATTTCGTACTCGCGCTCCACGTCTTCGAGAATGGGTTTTAGGTCAATCCCCCCTTCCGCCTCTGCTGGCTGGGCCGCCGCTATCCGTAGCTGCGCCAACTCATTATCGACTTCTAAGCCACAATCCCAGCAGCGGAACAGCTGTAGCAGCAGCTCCCGATCAACCAATACCTTGCTCATGCATCACCTCGTTTGGCGGGGCTGGGTGTGGCGGACAGGGCGGTCACGGTCGCCTCATACGCAATGACCATCCAAGCGTTCGGGCAAGCCTGACGATCCAGCGCCTCGCGCACCTGCTGGGCTATCGCGTGCGGATCAAGCCCACTCTGCTCCGGCTGCGGGGCGGTCTGCGCGATGGGAGCGGCGGCGTTCAACTGTCGAATGTCACAGTTCGCCTGACTGAGAAGCCTCGCAAGCTCTTCGGCCACTGACTGCCGCTCTGCGCTTCTGGCCAAGATGGTAAGCAGTGAAGGCCGAAGGTAGACATCGACGCACGGGGTCTTCTCGGCTGCTGCGATAGCTTCGTCGCGGTCCGTAAAGAAACGGCCAGCCGCAACCCAGCCGTCTGGCTTAGGTATCTCTTCCTTCGGCTGCTGCTCGGTCTGCGCGCGGCGGGCGGCACGGGCCTTCCATCCCTGCCACCAAAGCTCCATCGCAGAGCTGACGTAAGAACCGTCTGCGCGCTTTTCTGGATTGCTATAGCCCCCAAGGCGCATGTGTGCCTCGAACGCCTCCCGCTCATCCTGCGCCGCTGCTTGCTCCATCGCCGCCTGCCCATCCCTGAACCCCTGCGCTGCGGCTGTGGCCATGTCGACGGCGGTGTAGGTGTCGGTGGGCTCGGGCTGCTGGGATAGGGCGGCATCGAGCTTTTCGATCTGCTCATGCAGGGACTCGGCAGCGGAAAGGCCGGGCGCCGTGTCGAGGTCTTGCGCGTCTCGAACTTGGCAGCATGTTGTTCTGATGCGCTCCAAAAGCCCGCGCAGCTTCTCGTTCTCCGCCTTCGCAGCCCCCAGCTCAGCGCCCATGGCTGCCAGTTCCTTCAAGTCATGCTTGGTCATACCTTGCTCCAGATGTCGTGATTGCAGAGTTCCGCCTCGGGAGCCCATCGGAAGCCGCTCAGCGCCTGCATCAGGAACGCGGCACCGTTCGATCCGGCGATGTAGTGGCGGGTGTTGGTCGGCTTGTGCAGCCAGATTTGGGTCTTGGGTCGCATGGGGCCTCCGGTGGGCTGCAGCGGAAACGCTAGGCAGCCTTTCGCTTCCAGTGGTCTCGTCCGCCCTTTGGCTTGATCAGGCCGACCGGCTGAGTCAGGGCGCGCTCTACGCTCCAGCCCATCTTGTCGAGCCGGTGAATGATCGTGGTGTGGTTTATTCCGGTGCGTCGCTCCCATTCCCGCAGGTGGAGCGTCTGCCCATTGAAGGTAAGCATTCGCATGTTTGGTTGGATGACCATGGCGGGCTTCGGCAGCCTGTCAGGGCGCTGCACGCCTCGCTCGAATTCAATCCCTACGCGCTCGCAGTGGCGGCGAAGCGTGTGGGGGCTGATGCCGATGATCTGCGCGGTTGAGTTGACGCTGTGCCCTGCATCCTTGAATCCCTGAATCAGGCTGTTCAGCGGCTGGCCGAACTCGGCGGCGACTCTTGCTCTCCAGTTCTGGCTCATGCTGCCTTCCTGCGAGCCTGCGCCCGCGCTACAGCCTTTGCGTAAAGGCACGGCCGGCAGTAGCACTGCCAGACGCCAGTCGTCTTGATGAACTGGAAGTGCTCATCGTCCAGCGGCTTCCACTCATCGCAGCAGCCGCAGAGCTTTTCGCGGGCGCCGTTGATCTCGCGCCGGACCAGCCGGCCTTTCAGTGTCCTGCTCATGCCGCCACCGATCGGGCCTTGCGTGTTGCAGCGGCCTTTGCTCGCGCCGCCTGCTTCTTCTCCGGGCAGGCGATGCGGTATGGAATGCGCTTGTCGTCGGTGCGGATCGGCAGCGTTTCGACTGGCCCGTTAGCAGCTTAAAACGCTGCCATCTTCTGCGCGATTTCCAGGCGCGCAGCCTCGTGCGCGGCCGGCGTGTGCACGCGGTCGTACTTGAACTCTTGCATTGGGATGTACCGGGAGGAGGGCGCGCGGGGCGCCCGGGGTGGATCAGTAGTTGATGCCGTAGTCGTCGTAGTCCGGCATGGAGTTGTCCGCCTGACGTTGCGTCTGCTGCGGGCGCTGGGCTTGTTGCTGGCGTGGCTGCGACTGCTGGCTATCAGGCTTGCCGCCGAGCAGCTGCAGGGTGCCGTTCATGTCCACCACAATCTCTGTGGTGTAGCGCTTCACGCCGTCCTTTTCCCATTCCCGCGTCTGCAGGCGACCCTCGATGTAGCACTGCGAGCCCTTGCGCAGATACTCGCCAGCGATCTCGGCGACCTTGCCGAAGAAGACGATGCGTGACCACTCGGTACGCTCCTGCAGCTGGCCGGTCTGTTTGTCCTTCCAACTGTCGGTAGTTGCCAGGGTGATGTTCGTCACCGCGTTGCCATTGGGCATAAACCTTGTCTCAGGATCGCCGCCGACGTTTCCGAGAAGGGTGACTCTGTTTACTCCGCGCGCCATTGTGAGGCTCCTTGGTTGTTGGGTTAGGCGGCAATGCCCATGACCCGATTCATCCGCTCTTCGAGCAGTTCGTAGAAGGTGGAAACGCGCTCGCTGATCTTGCGAATCAGCGCCTCGTCGCGGTATGCGCGCTTGACGAAGAGGGGCATGCCCGGCCAGTAGGACACGAAGTCGATCCACTCTCGCTCAGATACCCATAAGCCGCCCTGGCACTGCGCGACGTGCTCCTTCGGAATCTCGCCGGCGAGGATCACGCCGACCTGGAACTTCGGCAGCTTGGTCTTGATCTCGGTGAGCCCTTCGTGGCCGACCAGGGAGTCCGGTGAATAGCCGATGCCGTGATTCAGGATGATGGCCACCTGTTCCGCGGCGACCTCTTCGCGTGACTCGTACAGGCCGCGGGCCACGGCTTCCAGCTTATGCCCTCGCTCGGTGTGGCGGTTGCCGCCGAATGGGTCTGCCGCCTCGCCTGTGATGCGCTCTCCGATCAGCGTATCCATGTAGGTGAAGGCAGCCGCACCGAAGCCCTCTTGCCCTTTGCCGTTAACCAGGAGGCAGTCCAGTTCGGAGCAGGTAACGATCCCCAGGCGCAGGGCCAGCCAATCGGCCGACCCCTGCTCGACTTCACGGATTATCTGCATTGCCAGACTCCTTGGCCTTGTTGGCCGACTTGGTTAGCGCTGCCAGCACCTTGTCGAACTCAGCCTTGGCCACGCTTTCCGGCGTGCCGTGCATGCCTTCGAATGCTGTCTTGGCCTTGTCGCTGCACTTCTCCAGCAGCGCGCGCAGCTGTGCCGCCTGCGGCGCGGTCACTGTTGCCGTCGGCGCCGCTGCATAGCCGTCGTCGTCTTCGCCGCGAGTCGTGATGTTAAGCATGGCGCACATGACATAGCGCTTGCCGTAGCTGACCGACGAGGCAACTGCCTGGACGGCGTTCTTGCTGCCGCTGGTATCGCTCGGCAGCAGCATCGTCGTCTGCTCACGGTGGCCGGCGCGGTGCATCAGAATCCCGGTGACGTTGATCCCGCCCGGGTGATGCTCAACCTTGAAGGAGATCGCGAAGCCGTAACGCTGCATGATCGGCTTCATCACGTCGTTGATGTCCTCGAGCGTGGCGTAGCGGATGGAGCCGTGACCCTTGCCGCGCTCGGCGATGCTCGGGATCTCGCACTGCATCTCTGCCATCGCCGCGCTGAACTCTGCTTCGGCGTTCCGCGCCTGCATACGCTCGTGCATGGCCATCAGGCGTTCCATCTTCTCGATGTCGCACTGCGGGTCTGCGGCGGCGCGCTGGATGACCTGAAGGATCGTTGTCGATTCCGTCGCCTGGACGATTGCGGCTGACTCCTGCCGCTGGGCAATTGCTGTGTTCATGTCTGCCTCAATAGGTGATCGACACGCTGGGCACTTCGCCCTTGCGGATCATGTTGATGATGGCCTTGGCCTGTTCTTCGGTGATGCCTGCGCCCATGAATGACTCCTTGATTGAAGTCAGGACGGCAGTCTTGTGGGCGATGTCTGCCTCGCGGGCCTTTGCTTCGGCTTCGATTCGGGCCTGCTCATCTGCTTGGCGCTGGCGTTCGGCTGCTGCTGCGCGCTCGGCGCGTTCGGCGGCGTCACGCTCCGCCTGCTCGGCACGCTGCTGGGCTTCCAGCTTCTCGCGCTCTGCTTGTTCGGCCTGCAGCTTCAGTTCCAGCTCGCGGCGTTCGGCTGCTGCCTTGGCGTCGGCTTCTCGCTTAGCTGCTGCGTCACGTTCGGCCTGTGCGCGCTGCTCGGCTTCGCGCTGGGCTTGCTCGGCGGCTTCTCGGGCGATGCGCTCCTCGCGCTCCTTCTGCTCGCGCTGGGCGGCTTCGGCGCGGAGGCGTTCGAGCTCGGCTTGCTCGGCTTCGTACTTCTCGCGAACCGCCAGAGCCAGGCGAAGTGTGATCAGCGATGCCGCCTTGACGCGGTGCGCCTCGGGTTCAAATTCCTCGTAGCGCGCGTCGATGACATGCGCCTCAAGGTTGTCGATCGACTCCTTGATATCCGAGGCCGACAGGTCGGTTACATCGGTATCAGCCAGCCGGCTTACTTGTGCCTGGATTCGCTCAACGCGATCCGCTTCAGCCTGCTCCCAAGCATTCAGCGGCGCCCGCACCTCATCCTTCCAGGCGTCCAGCGTGTCGCGCATCCGCTTGCGCTCGGCGTCGATCTTCTTCGGGATTTCCTTCAGCTCGGCGACCAGATCCTTGCCCACGTTGTCGAGCGCTGTCTTGGAGCGGGCGACCTTATGGGCAATCGATGCAATGGCGTCGCGGCCTTTCTTCGTGGTCACGTCCGGCACGAAGGCATCGATCTCGGCGCGGATCTGCTGCAGGTACGGGTCAAGCCCATTCGCAGCCTGGAAGACCTGAAGGGCGGTTTCTTTCGGCGGCACGATGGCCAGTTGGGTTTCTGTAGACACAGTGGCTCCCTGGCCGCGTCTCGCGCAGCCTGTCAGTAGGTTTGGTTATCCGAAAAGTTTGTAGATCGCCGCCTCGCCAGCCAGGCCGATCAGCAGCACGCCGGCCAGCACGCCGAACCCGGTAAGGGTCCACCACGCCGCTGCGAATGAGTGGCCTGTAGGGGTGTCGTCGTAGGGGATGGCTTGGGTGCGGTTCATGGGGTCACCTTGCGGTAGTCGTGCTTTGCATACTCCCCGTGCAGTTGCGTGCGGAGAGCTGTTGCTGCTGCGAACGCTTGTTCGGCCGACTCGTGATACCCGCCGCTGACTCGTCTTCCATTCTTGGTCGCATACGCAAACCAGCGCCCAGATTGCTTGTGCAGACTTACCCCTTTGAACCCAGATGTACTGTTTCGCTGTAGCGGCCTGTTCTGGTTATTCTGCGAGTTATCGGCAAGTCGCAAGTTGCAGAGACGGTTGTCAGCCCGATTTCCGTTGATGTGGTCAATTTGGCTGCTTGGGAATGAGCCGAACTGATAGAGCCACACCAGCCTATGGGCGGCGTAGTCAACGTAATCTACGCAGATTCTTATATAGCCAAGGGCATTCAGGCAGCCTGCTAATGAACCCTCTTTGCAGGGTCCGCGAGTAGTTCGGTGTGTGAAGCTTCCGGTTAATGGGTCGTAGATCAGAAGCTCACGAAGTCGTTTAGCGTTCATCCATTCGCCTCCAGCCGGCGTCATAGAGATAGGCGCAAAAACTTCCAGGTCCTGCTGAATCCTTCCACAGATAAAGCATCTCCTGAATTGCTTCATCCCGCTCTTCCGCCGCGACCTGCTCAGGCGTGCGGATTGGCCTAAATTCAACGTCCGACCATTCAGCGCCGAATTCACTCGTATGGCCCTGCCATCGCCAAACCAATGCGCTTTTGCTCGAATACATTATCTCGGCCTTTCCCCAGCCATCGAATATCGCATCAGGGTCGCGCACCGTGCGCAGCTGACACACCGTCCCCGCCGGAGGAAGTCCTTCGCCTGACCATGCTTCCGGCTCTGGCCGCTCGATGTAGCGGCTGTCCATGCAGCCGAAACCCATTTCCCATTCGTCGCCTTTCAGAAACTGATAGCTGCCGTTGCCTAAATGCTTGATCCAGTGGCAGGCAAATTGGTTGTAATGGGTCGCATCCGTTGGCGCCTTTGACCAGTCGATATCTTTCATCTGATTGCTCATAGCGGCGCCCCGTTGGTGATTCGATCTGCAAGGCCGTGAGCGAGAGCCCAGCCGGTGAGTAGTGCAAGGGTCACTGCGAAGCCCCGCCACCATGCGTAGCGCAGGGATCGTTGTCTTTGGCTAGCCATCACAGATGCCTCCCTTCGCCGCCACACCGGTGACAGCTAGACGTGCTTCCGTGGTACGGGCCCTGAAAGTGAATGTTCCCGGTTCCCTTGCACTCTCCGCATGTGACCTTGCTTCGCTCCTTGGCAAGCTCAGCGCGCAGCTTTTCGGCCTCGCTGATTCCAGGATCTGCTGGCTGGTAGAAGGCCATCCCGATACTTTCGGTCCAGCAGGCAACATCGTTCGCAATCGCCTTGATTTGCTCAGGCGTTGCTGTCACGCCGTGCTCTTCGAAGGCTTCAGCCAGGCCTTCTGCGTAGTAGTCGGCTTTTGAGTAGCCCATCACACACCCCCTATCAGGGCAACGTGGCACAGCGCCCCGATGAACAGGGCTGCGATGACGATGCCGACAGCGCCGGCCAGCTCCTTGAGTTGGATGGTCATGGCTGGGCTCCTTGCAGGGCGGCGTCGATCTTCTTGATCGTGGTGTGCGTGGCGATGTCTTCGTCCGTCTCGAACCAATCAGGCGCGCTTGCCTTGAGTGCGGTGGCGATCACTTGGCGGGCATCCCGAAGCACTGACCTCATCGAATCCCGCTCAGCGAGAAGGGCGTCGTAGTCACGCGCTTCAACCACTTCCACGAAGCCACCCTCAAGGCTGGCTATGAAACGCTTCACTTCCTTGCTCATGCCGCCTCCTGCTTGATCTGCTCTGCCTTGCTGCGCAACTGCGCCGCGTGGTGTTCGATGAATGCCGCTTGCTGCTTGTCGATGGCTAGGGCCTGCGTGCTCAGGTATTCGGCCAGATCTGGGTTGAACTGCCCGATCAGGTTCCGGTGGCTCTCCCACCGCTGATGCCCGACCAGTCCAGGCACGAGCGCGGCGACCAGCTCAATCGGCAGGTCCAGCTTGTCGGAGGCGAATGCGGCGTAGGCGGCAATCGTGTCGGCGTCGTATGCGTCGAGGGCTTCGTGCACACGCTCTGCCTCGGAAACGCTGTCATCCGGGCACGGGCATTCCCGAACCCCTGGTTCGTGTCTGTACATGGTGGATACCTCGGTTGCCCGGATGGGCGATGGAAGGGGTGATGCAGTGGCCGGGCATCACTCCGGCGCGCCTTAACATTGCGGTGGCTCCGCAAGAGGGCTCCCGACCTTTCGGCCCGCAAGGAACTCCCTCTGACGACTTTCTTCCCCGGTGCGCCTAGCTCCGGCATTTCTGCTGTTTGCGTGTCTATGGCTGCCACGCCGCACTGCATCGGAGGTCGGCCTGGACGCGGACCTTGCACCGCGATCTGGGAACTTGCCGGCCGGGCTATCAAGCAAGCCGACCTCCGATGCAGGCTCGTTACGTGAGCCATTCGGCCGTCTCAACGGGGTGTAGTGGAGTCCCGCCAACGGCTGCCGGTGTTTTTCAGCAATCGGGGCACTTGCCGGCTTATCCCCGTCGCGGATATCCCGAAGGTCCGCCGCGCGCGGATGTGATTCATGGCGCTACCAGCACCGGGCGCCCTCGGTTATTACAGGCCCGTTAGGGTCTGGCCTGGCTGGCTCAGGGTTTATGGCGCCACCACTCCCACCCCCACAGCGCAGCTAGTACGCAGATGAGGAGGAGGGTTTGGGGTAGGGTTAGCATGGCGTGCTCGGCGGCGCCGGGAGGGGCATCCAGTGGGTGACCTCTAGGATCATGTCGCCGTTCATGTCGTACCACTCGGCGTCTTCGTAGCTGTAGAAGGCCGCAAGCATGTTTCTGGCTTCGTTGAACGCCAGGACATCAGCCGTGCAGTCGTTGTCCTCTTCGCGTATCGGCGGCACGCGCTCTTCAACGCTTATCCATTCGCTCATCTCATCCTCCTATGTGCTGATGGGTGACAGTGGGGCGGTTAGGCCAGATAAATCTCTGCTGATCTGATTTCTGCGGAGGTCCAACCTTTGCCGCGCAGGAAGTGGTAAAAGAAGTCACGGGCCTGCGACTCGTGCCGCGCGTACACCTCATAGGTGCACTCATGACTGACTGCGCCGCGATCCATCTTTGCTGTCAGGACAAACAAAGCCATTTCCATATCTCCATTCGGTTATGCCGCCGCCCACTCCTGCGAATGGGCGGGGAGGGGTTAGGCCGGCAGCTTTCCGCCAGCCTGCAGCAGCTCTGCGCACTGCCGCGCAAATGGCCGCGGGTTCATGTGCACCTTCAGAGTCATCGCCCGTTGCGCCTTCATGAAGTCAGCCAGGGCGATTTCCATCATCGCCATAGGGTCTTCATCCATCGCCGCCATAGCCTCTTCAGCACCGCCGAACCACTTGGCCAGTCGGTGGGCGCAGGCCTCTGCGGCTGCGTTTACTGTTTGCTCGCTTACGCCAAAATCAGTCATTTCCGTTCTCCGGTTGTCTTCCCGCTGCGCCCTCGTCAGAAGGCGCAGATGGAATGCTCCGTCTCCGTTGCGCGCTATGCCGAGTCGTCTCAGGCCCTGGTCAGCTACTGGCGTCTTCCAGGGAGGCGATGGCGCAACTTCGCGTGGCTGCATGTGGAGCCACGGCCAGTTCCAGAGCTGGCATGGGGCGGGGAATTTTTTGATCGCGCTGTATGCCGAAGCAGACCCCGCCGCGATGTTCCCAAGTTGTTAAAGAGTTTCCGGGATTCACCCGAGGCCCCGTGAGGCCCTGAAGCGTGTCTCGCTTCGATGGGTGAACATTAACCGCCGGTAGATTGCATGTCAACACCGCCGGTTAATATTTTTTCGATAGGCGAACGAAACCCGCCCCGAGGCTCCGCCGAGGCCCTGTTGAGGGAATCAGGAATCAGGAATCAGGAATCAGGAATCAGGAATCAGCCGGGCTCGACATGTCCAAGGACATGCCTAGGCCCGTACATTGGCTGGAGGGTGCGGAATAGAAGGGTTTACGGCTATGTCAGCCGAGCGCGCCGCCGCGCCAGATCACTCTGCCCATGATTGGCACCTCATCCATTGAGGCGGCAGAAACCTCCTCGTCTGGATAGCGCGCCTTGTCCGGGTTGTCGCTGCGAATCAGCCAGCTCCCTGATATCTGCTGCGCCATGCGCTTGATGCTCAAGCTGCCGTCTGGTCGCCGGATCGCATATACCTGGCGGTCACGAGGAGTCGTGTCTGCGCTATCGAACAGCACAACGTCGCCTTCGAAAATATAGGGCTCCATGCTGTTGCCGGTCGCGTAGATAACGAACAGGTGCTGCGGCTTGGCGCCCATACGGCGAAGCCAGTCGCGCTTGAATGCCAGCCCGCCAGTGACTTCGACGTGATCATTCAGCGCGCCATCACCGCAGGCACCGCGTGCATCGTACTGCGGTATCAAGGCGTAATCGTTTTCGCTGGGCGAATGTCCAGGGCCTGGCGATCGCTCGCTGACCCCAAGGTCATGGGTGGCGCTATCGATCTGATAGCTGACCTTTGCAGCCTGCGCCATTGATGAGAGTTCGGCGGCAAGGCGCGGGCTGAACCGATCAACTGGCTCGTCGATCATGACGCTCAGGACAGATGCAAACCTGGCGTTCAGCGGATTGGTGCCGTTCAGGTACATGGCGACGGCTGCCGGCGATATCTCTGCGGCATCGGCCAGCTTTGCCTGCGTTAACCCAAGAGGGCCTTTCTTCGACATGAAGAGAGCCTTGGCCGCTTCGCACTCGGCTCTCTGTTCTGGCGACAACTCTTTCTTTCTGCTCATGCGCGCAATTTAAACCGTCCGTTAATTTTTCGCGCCAACCGGCGGTGTTGCAATCGTCCTAACCGGCGGTTAAGATTCGCTCAGGTCCACTAACTAGAGATGCCGGAATGAAGAAAAAACCATTGCCAGACCTCGTTGCCGAGAAGGGTCAGGCAGCCGTAGCGAAGGCTTTGGGCGTCAGCCCGGCGGCCATCAGCAAGGCCCTGAATGCAGAGCGGGAGATCGTTGTGACCGTGAATCGCGATGGCTCCATGACGGCTCAAGAACTCAAGCCGTTTCCATCCCAAGCCAAGCGTGCGGCGTAACCAGAAAAGGAAATCGACCATGTACCACGACCCCAAACATCTGCGTGACCACATCACGAAGGTTCGTCTCGACGAAGACACAGACGAGCTCCTTCAGTCGCTGGCGAAGTTCCATCGCACCCAGAAAGCCGTACTGGCTCGCGAGCTCCTGGAAGCCAGCCTGCGGGACATGCTTTCTCGCCTTGAGGATACCGAAACCGAGCAGATGGCCTGAAGGCCTCGAAGGGGGCCTCATGGCTGATCAAGAAGTCGCTCTCGATGAGCGCTACCAGCGCGCATTGCATGAGCTAGCAAGGCAGGAAGGCAAGTCGCCAGAAGACCTGGGTGGCGAGCTGATCAGGGATCAACTTCGGAAGATCACTGAGCCGAAAGGCAACACCGGCAAGGTGCAGCCGTTTCGGAGGAGGGCAGGCCCTGAAAAGGGACCGAAAAACGGGCAATAAAAAACCCGGTGGATCAGACCGGGTTCTTCAACAACGTGTTGCGAGGTAGAGAGATCATGACACATCAGATAATTCCTTTCAACTTCCAGGGCTCTGACGTTCGAGTAATCGATTCCGATGGCGAGCCCTGGTTTGTGGCGGTCGACGTCGCCGAGGCGCTTGGCTACTCAAAGCCGTTCAACGCTGTCTCGCGCCACTGCAAGGCTGCGACCACTACCCCGAAACAGGGTGGTGGCACGATGACCATCATTCCGGAGCGTGACGTCTACCGGCTTGTCATGCGTTCGAAGATGCAGGCGGCTGAGCGATTCGAGGAGTGGGTAGTCGGCGAGGTTCTTCCAAGCATCCGCAAGACCGGAAGCTACCAGCACCAGGCTGTCTCACCCGCGAGCATTTCCCATCTTGAAACTGCGCGCATGCTGGTTGCCGCCCTTGAGATTCAAGAGCAACAGGCCGCCCAGCTGGCAATCGCCGCGCCGAAGGTTGAGTTCGTCGACCGCTACGTCGAGAACACCGGAACGATGACCTTCCGACAGGTCGCCAAGCTGCTCAAGGCCAATGAGCGCCACCTGCGTCAGCTGCTCATCAACGGCCATGTCATGTACCGCCTGAATGGCGTGATGACCCCGTACCAGAACCATATCGACGCCGGCCGCTTCGAGGTGAAGACCGGCACTTCCGAGCGCAATAACCACGCCTTTGCACAAGCCCGCTTCACCCCGAAGGGTGTCCAGTGGATTGCTGGCTTGTGGGCGTCGCACACCATGCAGGAGGCCGCATGATGGCCAGATCGCGCAATATCAAGCCTGGGTTCTTCCAGAACGAAGACCTGCAGGAGCTCGACTTCGCCACTCGCCTGTTCTTCATCGGCCTCTGGACTGAAGCCGACAAGGAAGGTCGTCTCGAAGACCGCCCGAAGAAGCTGAAGAACGCACTCTTTCCGGCTGACGACGTGGAAGTCGAGCAGATGCTAGACGGGCTGGCTGCGTATGGCTTCATCAGCCGCTATGAGCGCGCTGGCAAGAAGATCATCCAGATCGTGAAGTGGGCCAAGCACCAGAACCCGCACCGCCGGGAAGCGCCGAGCACTCTGCCTGCTGAGACTGATGAAGTCGTGGAGGAAGAGCAGCAGGCCGAATCAGGGCCTCAAAAAGCTGACACCGAAGCGGCCTTCGAAACCTTCTGGAAGCTGTACCCGCGCAAGACCGCCAAGGACAACGCCCGCAAGGCCTTCGCGAAGATCAATCCCGATGCTGAGCTGCTGGCTCAGATCCTCGAGTCTCTGGCCAAGCACTGCACCTGCCAGAGCTGGCTGAAGGACGACGGGCAGTTCATCCCGCACGCAGCCACCTGGCTCAACGGCAAGCGCTGGAACGACGAAGTTAAGGCTGCGGCGAACGTCCACCACTTCCCGGGCGCCTCGCGTCACATCGGCTTGTCCGACCGCGACCCGACGGCAGGCCTGACCCAGCGGGAGGATGGCAGCTATGCGATCTGAAGCTATCAACCTGTCCGTCGATCCGCTCGAGCGCCGCTTTGGCATCGTCTCGAAGGAACTGGCCGTCTGCGACCAGCACGGCGAGTACGCCGCGATCATCAGCAAGCACAAGGAGGGCCCGAGCGGCTGCCCAGTTTGCGCCGAGATCCGCCAGCGCGAGCAGGACGCCGAACGCCTTGAGCAGGAGCGCGCCAAGAACGCAGCCGATCGCCTGGCCAACAAGCTCGGCGCCGCGCTGATCCCGGCCCGATTCCGTGACCGCACCTTCGAGGGCTACATCGCCACCGAGCCGAAGCAGGTCAAGGCGCTGACCATCTGCCGCGACTACGCCGAGAACTTCGGCGAGCACTTCGAGGCCGGCCGCTGCCTGCTGCTGCTGGGCAACGTCGGCACGGGCAAGACGCACCTAGCCACGGCTATCGCCAACCACATCATGCGCGCGACGAACGCCACGGCCGTCTACCGCACCGTCGGCGGAATCCTGCAGCACATCAAGGGCAGCTATGACCGTGAGAGCGGCTACAGCGAGGGCGATGCATTCGCGGCTTACACAAAGCCGAGCCTGCTGATCATCGACGAAGTGGGCGCGACCAAGCCGACCGAGTTCGAGCTGGCCAGCCTGTTCAACATCATCAACGCCCGCTACGAGGAACAGCTGCCGACCGTAGTCATCTCCAACCTGCCGGCTGGAGAGCTGTCCGGCGCTCTGGGTGAGCGCTGCGTGGATCGCCTGCGCGAAGGCGGCGGTATCGCTGTCGGTTTCGACTGGAAGTCCGCGCGCGGGAGGGCCAGGGCATGAACCGCTCCCGCTCAATGACCCTTCCCCAGCGAGTAATCGTCGACCAGCTCAAGGCCGATGGCTTCACAGTGGATCAGGAAGAAAACACCGTCGTGCGCATGAAGCGCGGCAACGACTACCGACTTGTGCAGATGGATGGCGCGGTGAAGCGCGCTTTGGGGGCGAAGCGATGAACACACGCAATGACCATCGCGTCGTCTGTGCTGACGGAAGCACCCAGCGCGGCGTAGGAGCGAGCAAATGAATCAGCACGAACGAGACAGCAAAGAGCTACGCCGGCTGTGCGCAGAGCGTGATCGCCTGAAAGAAGCGCTGAAGGATGCGGACGCCGGGATGATGCTGTTCCTTGAGCAGCGCGACCAGATGCGCGAACTACTGATGCGTCTAGTCGACCTGCAAAACAGTGGGCGCGGCCCGATCCGCAGCTATGAGTTATGGAATGACGTTGTTAACGAGGCCCGTCCGCTGCTCGGCTTGGAGGTGCGCCATGTCTGATTTCATGGAAATCACCGAAGCCTTCGAGCAGGCCCGCACCGCTCCCGATGTAACAGACCGCGCCTCTGGCCTAGAGGAAGCGGATCGTATCGGTGGCGTTGCGATGGTGCGTGAACGGCTGCAGGGACAGGGCGCTGAGTTCTGTGCCGACTGTGATGAGGCTATCCCGGCCAAGCGTCGCGCTGCTGCTCCGTGGGCAGAGCGCTGCATCTCCTGCCAGGACGACCACGACAAGCGGGAGGCGCGCCGCAATGGCTGAGTTCCTCGCTTATCTGGCCGTCTGCGGGGCAACCGGGGCGGCGTCCTGCATCAAGGGGCCATGGCTTCGCGGGCTTTCTGTCGGCCTCTGCATCTTCATCGCCTACCAGCTAGGCATGGAGGCCGCCCGTGGCTGACCGCATCGCAGTAAACAGCGCCACGCGCCTCTCCGAAGCCATCCACAAGCTGACCGCCATGTACCGCGAGAAGAAGTACGTCGTGGTCAGCTTCCGTGAAGGCAAGGACCGGACCCTCGACCAAAACGCCCTGTGGTTCTCCCTCTACGAGCGCATCGCACAGATGACCAACATCGGCGACGTAGAGGATGCCCGCAGCTACTGCAAGCTCCACGTCGGCGTTCGCATCCTGCTCCGTGACTGCGCTGACTACCGGGAAACCTGGGATCGCCTTTTTCTGCACTGGAGCTACGAAGACAAGCTGGCCCTGATGGGAGCGCATCCCGTCGCCGGGCCGGAAGGGCTGGCCGTCACTCGCCTGTTCAACCGCAAGCAGGGCATCGAGTACACCGACCGCATCGTGTCCGAGTTCACCGGGCGCGGCGTGTTCTTCGGGGATCTGCTCGGGGAGGCCGCATGACCTGCCGCCTCTGCAACTCAGCCAACACCACCTCGCTCGGTATGCGCACCCCGCAAACCTACTGCAACACCTGCGGCGGTCACGACTACGAAGGCCAGCTATTCGACCGCAAGACCTGGGACTACTGGGTCAATGGCGATATCGAGCGGCCTGTTCGTGAGGAGCAGCTGGATATGTTCGGGGAGGTGGCCGCATGAGCAAGCAAACCAAGCTCACCAAGGCCGCCCGCGGGCGCGACTGCCAGGTGCGTCTGCCCGGCTGCCCGAACAACACCGAAACGACCGTCCTTGCGCATTACCGGCTGGCCGGAACCTGCGGCGTCGGGATCAAACCGAACAACCTGCAGGGCGCGTGGTGCTGCGACTACTGCCACAGCGTATGCGATGGCCGGATCAAGGCGCCGGAAGGCATGACCCGCGAGGACATCCGCCTGGCTCACGCCGAGGGCGTTATGCGGACGATCGACATTCTGGTTCGTGAGGGAGTCGTCGCCGCATGAAAGTCCCATGCCCCGCCAACGCCAACCACGACACCACGGCCTTCAGCAGCCGGAAGACCCTGTACTGCCACGACTGCCGCAAGGAACACCCATGGCCGCTAAAGCCCGGCCAAATACCCCTGATCGCAAACAACAGAGCCACAAGGAAGCCGCAATGACCATCAAACCGAAACACGTATTTGCCGACCTGCTGTCTGTCGGCCTCAGCGCGGCGCTCGTCTTTGGCTCCGGGGTGCTGCAAGACTTTGCCTTTTTCGTCCTGCTGGTATTCGTCTCGCTGGGCTGGCTGGGCCTGCTCTGTGTTGGCGTCAAGGGAGAGGCCGCCGAGACGATTCGCGACAGCGTGTGGTGGAGCGGCTTTCTATCGGTTGTGCAGATATCGGCATTGATCTTCTCCGGCCACCCGGTGCTGGCCGCATTCAGCCTGGTTCTTTCGATGCTCATTGTTGCATCGGCTTTCAAGGAGCAGCAGGCATGAGCCACGAACACTACTTCATCGACGTTTCCGCCTATGACCGCGTGGACGTGTACCGGCTGATCGAACTGCTTGGCATCACTTGCCCTGTCGCGCAGCACGTATTCAAGAAGGCCGCAGCCACTGGCAAGCGCGGGCACAAGTCGCTGGCTCGCGACTGGAAGGACATTGCAGATAGCGCCGCGCGCCGCCTGGAAATGATTGAGGAAGACCGAGCCACTACCGCTCGACTACTGGAGGCGCTTGGCGGGGAGGAGGCGTTCGGCCAGCAGAACACCATCGACTGCCGCACCGATGCCGAGAAGGCGGAACTGGCATGAAGATCAGCCGAATCGATGTGATTGGACAGAACGGAAACGATGGGGCGGCCTATGACGGGTTCGGAGCGGAATGGCTCGCTAAATCTGGCCTGCTTGACGATGACGGAGCGGCAGCTGATCGAAGCGGACAAAACGGCCTGCCTGATCCGGTGGAAGGTGCGCGACCTCAAGGGGCCGGAGAGGCAGAGGCAGGGGAACGTACTGCTGGCAGCTGTTCCGGAGAGTGCGCGGCCTGCCGTTGTGCAAGCGCTGAAGGCGAGGGGGAGTAGATGACTTTCCCGATCCGTAAAGCCTCAGCCCAAACCACGCTCAAGCCGGCGAAAAGTGCTGGATCGGGAAAATCAACCGCGAGCCAGGCTGAGGACGAGCTAGCGCTTCACCTTCGCGCGGAAGGCATCGAAGCCATCCGAGAGTACCGCTTCGCTGCTGAAGCTTGTGGAGGGCCTGGTAAGGGCCTGCGTGATCGCCTGGCCAAGGCTGGCCTGCAGGACTGGCGCGCCGACTTCGCGCTGATAGAGCACGGATTGCTGATCGAGTGCGAGGGAGGGGGTTGGGCTGGGGGTAGACACACCCGCGGAGCCGGCTTTGCTGCCGACCTCAAGAAATACGACGCCGCTGCCCGCCTTGGGTGGCGCGTCTACCGCTGCGACCCCGCCATGATCAAGAGCGGGCGCGCTATCGAGACAATCCGAATTCTGATGCAGCAGGGGGAGGCCGCTTAATGGTCGCACGCAAACACGACGACGCAACGCTAGTCGAGGTCATGACGGGGCGTAGTAACGCCAAGGCTGCGGCACTGCTAGGCCTAGACATCCGCAACGTGGAGCGTCACCGGTCGCGCCTGCTCGGACTTGGCCTGCTGCAGCCAGCATCGGCACCGGTCGAGGTGAGTGCTGCTGGCGAGACATTCGTCATCACCTGTGCCGTAAACGCGACAAAGGCGCACGCCGGCTTCATGAAGAGCCTGCAGCTGTACTGCTCGATGCGCGGCGCCCGCCTGATGGTCATCCCGCTCCGGTACCAGAACCCAACCAACCGCGACGCCAAGCGCGATGACGAGTGGTGGGATTCCCGCCTGGTGCCTTACCTGGTCAGCGAGCGGACCAAGATCGCCCGCGACCTGATCGTGCTAGCCGACATCAAGACCCAGCCGACTGCAGTAAACCCGCTGCAGAAGTGGCAGACGGTGACCGGTACCGCCTCGGCAATCATCGGCCACCCAAAAATCGCACTGAAGACCGTGGCCACCAACCCTGGCGTTCCGGCCAAGCTGGTGATGAGCACCGGAGCCTGCACCGTCGAGAACTACAGCGACACCAACGCAGGCGCCTCGGGCAAGTTCCATCACACGCTCGGCGCCGTAGTGGTCGAAGTGGATGGCCCGCGCACGCACATCCGGCACATCTGCCCGATGAAGGACGGCAGCTTTATCGACCTGGCTACCAAGTACACCGTGAAAGGCGCTGAGCCGGCGCCACGCGCTGATGTGCTGACCATGGGCGACATCCATGCGGAGATGGCCTCTCCGGTCGTTACGCAGGCCACCAAGGAGCTTGCCGAGCTGATCCGCCCGAAGGCCCTGGTGCTGCATGACGTGCTGAACTTTGGATCGGCCAGCCACCACGCCAAGTTCTTCGAGAAGTTTCGCCGGCACGTGAGCGGTACCAGCGGCGTTCTGCACGAACTGAAGGTGACCGCCCGTCACATCGATCTGCTGTCGGGGTTCGCCGACAAGACGGTGATGGTCAATTCGAACCATCACGACCACTTCACTCAGTGGCTGGAGAAGGCAGAGCACGCCCTCGACATGGAGAACACCCTTGTTTTCCACGAGACGAAGGCCGCCATGCTCCGCGCCATCCATGAGGGCAGCTACTGCGACCCGTTCCAATACTGGATGGACAAGCTGATGAAGCACGGCGACCGCCTGTTGTGGCTGAAGCCTGGTGAGTCGTTCATGCGTCACGGCATAGAACACGGGTGGCACGGTCATCGAGGGCCTAATGGGGCCCGCGGGTCGACCAAGAGCTTCGCCACCATCGGTGCCAAGGTCGTGAAAGGCCATTCGCACGGCGCAGAGATCATCGACGGGGCGCGCTCAGTCGGTACCAGTTCTCTTATGGACATGGGCTACAACACCGACAGCCCGAGCGGCTGGACCTGGACGCACGACATCACCTACGCCAACGGCAAGCAGACGCTGATTCACTGCGTCGGCGGTACCTTCTTTCGCCGCGATGCGGCAGCAGCACGGGGAGCAGCAGCATGAAAGACCTAAGCACCGAGTACCTGCTGAGCCAATGGGGCATCTGGGTCCGCTGCCAGACCGGCCTGCCACGCTACGTCTCGCCGTCCTATGCCCTGATGCGCGACAAGATGGGTGACACTGGCGGGGAGATTCCTCAGATCCAGGAAGAGACGGCCATGATGATTGACCGTCTGGTGTGCCGGATGGCTGCTCGCTACCACGAAGCCGCCTATGCACTGTTCCTCTGGTATCGCCACAGCATGACGAGCTATCGGCAGTTGGGCCGCGCAATGGGCGTCCACCACAACAAGGCAGAGATGTTCCTGACTGCTGGGATTGCCTGGGTAGACGCGATGCTCTGCAGCTATGCCGAAGCCGCTTAAATTTACATGTAAAAAGACTAGACGTGGCGCCAGTAGTATGTGAGTATTCCCACAGATTGCGGTTTTACCGCTTCAGAAGAGCCCGGCCAATGAGTCGGGCTTTTTTGTGCCTCAGTTTCGGGCGCTAAAGGCCGTTTGAATGGCTCGCCACCATGCGCCCAACAATTTCCGGCCTCGCCTTTTGCGGGGCTTTTTCGTTATCGCACCCACTAGAGGAAGACGCGATGCCGACCAATGAAGCAGCACTTGAGCAAGAGATCCAAGCCAAAGGCCTGAATGCGCCGCGACTGACGCCAGCCCTGATCGATTCGGTGATTGCCAGCGAGCACTACTTCACTGCTGGCGACGGTTACGCCGGGGCGGCAGCGCTGACCATCGAGGAGGGCGGAACAATCGAGCCGCCAGTGCAGCTGGACCTCCTGACCTTCTGCGTCTTGATCCTGAAGAACGGCTTCACCGTCACTGGTGAGAGTGCATGTGCATCACCGGAGAACTTCAACGCCGAGATTGGCCGGAAGATCGCCCGCGACAACGCACGCAATAAGATTTGGCTGCTGGAAGGCTACTTGCTCCGCCAGCGCCTGCACGAACAGGGCTAAGCCCGACCCTATTCCGGCCCCATGCCTGCCTCCTTGCTCATAGGCGGATCGCACGCGCATGTGAGGCCGGACCAAACACCAACGAGACTCCACTATGACCACAGAGCAGCAGACTCTTGCGGACATGCCTTTCTGGCTGCTCGTACTGATTTCAATGGCAGGGATTTCCGGGGAGATGCTGCGCGCGTCTGCCGGTGAAGACCTCACGATGGGGCAGATCGCCCGGCGAGTAGCGTTGCGCTTCGGTGCATCCGGCTTTCTGGGGATGAGTACGCTGATGCTCGCCCTCGCGTTCGGCTCTGGAATCTACATGGCGGGCGGACTCGGCATCGTCGTCGCAGTGCTCGGCGCTGATGTGGCTGGCGGCCTGTACACGCAATGGCTCGCCAAGAAGGCAGGCATTCGCGCGGAGTGATCGCATGAAACGCATTCACGCCACCCTCCTGATCCTCAAGATAGCCTTCTGCTTCGCATGGCTGATCGCTATGGAGGCATGGAAGGTGGGGAGAAGGGAGTGGAGGAGCAAGCATGGCCTGCGCCGCATGTGAGCGAAGACGCGAGTGGCTGAAGAAATGGGCAAGGGTGGCATATGACCGAGCGCGTGGAATCACTACTGACTCAGCTACTGGAAGAACAGCGCAAGACGAACCAGCTGCTACTGATGCTGATCGAGGCGATGGGCGACGACGGTGAGCCAGACGACCTGCCTTTCACCTACATGGACGGGTCGAGGGTTAGCTGATGGCGCTTCGACCAATGAAGCCTTGCTGCGCCCCAGGCTGCGGCGCCTTGGTGCGCGGTGCCCGCTATTGTGAGAAGCACGAACATCTTGCTGAGGCATGGGCTACTAGTAAACGCGCTGAGCGTACTTGCCTGACAGGAAGGCCATGGCGCCGCCTTAGAGAGAAGATCCTCAAGCGCGATAGCTATCTGTGTCAGTACTGCCTGCAGTCAACTGGTCGCGTGACAGTGGCAACCGAGGTTGACCATCGACTAGCCGTTGCCTTTGGTGGCGACGACAGCGAGAGCAATCTGGTTTCAACCTGCGCCGATTGCCATGCTGAGAAGACTGCGAAAGAGTCAAGGAAAGCCAGAACAAGCTGAACGCTTGAGGTAGAATGGACGAGCCGGGCACTGCGCTAACAGTAACCCGGCTCTAATCACTACCGGATCGGTCGAGGATCACGGCAATGACTGAGCAAGATTCTACCTGCGTATGCCAGGTATGCGGAACCACTTATTCACCAAGGCTGAATAAGGACGGATCGCGCAGGAAAACCAAATTCAATCTATGTGACGCGCAGCGGTGCAGATCAGCTCTTGCCCGAGGTGTTCCGCTATCCACCATAAGGGAGCAATCAACCGTAAAGGTCGAGAAGCCCTGTGCATGCTGCGGCGCGATGATGCTGCTTAGCCGTTCAAGGGCAAAGAAGAGGTCAGCCTGCTCTCAGTCATGTGCATCACTGCTAAAGGCAAGAGCTAAAGGCCAGCAGTCCCGTACCAAGAATATTGTCTGTGCGTTCTGCTCAACCGAAGCCACCGTTACCGCATACAAGAATCACGACAAGATCAGGTTCTGTAGCGTCCAGTGCCGCGCCTCCCTTAAATCGAAGGTTGTTGCCGAACGGGATGCGCTGTATCGGATAGCCACAAGGGTAGCAGTGCCTGCTGTATCTCCAGTTAATGTGGAGATTCAGGCTCTCCGGCGAATATCCCGTGCAATCAGAAGCCAAGGCAAATGCAGGCATTGCCATAAGCTGTATGCCCGTAAGCAGCGCTTCCAGCATTACTGCGGCGAATCCTGCAGGTTGGCAGCTGCTGCTGATGCGATCGCTCGATACAGGAGCACAGACGCTTACAGGGCTATGAAACGCAAAGGCAAGGCAAGGCGCAGAGCTGCTATGCGTGGATGTGCCCATGAGGCAATTGATCCGATCAAGGTATTCGAGCGCGACAAGTGGCGCTGCCATCTGTGCGGAATCAAGACGCTTCCCAGTTTGCGCGGCTCAACTGATGACAAAGCGCCAGAGCTTGAGCATATCGTGTCACTTGCTGATGGCGGGTCGCATACATGGGGCAACGTGGCGTGCGCTTGTCGTAGGTGCAACCGTACCAAGGGTGCCGCTTCGTTCGGCCAGCTAGGGTTCGGCTTCGCAGCCTGAGCGCCCTCCTCCTGAGGGTAGGGCGGTGTCAGTCTTCAGGCCTCTCATGCCGGACACCGCGCCCTCAAGTTTTTTCTTATCTCCGCAAAATAACGGTTTCCAAAAATGGCCAGACCACGCAAGCCGACGAACGTGCTTGAGCTGACTGGCGCGTTCAAAAAAGACCCGCAGCGCAGGCGGCAAGACGCAGAGCCGGCTGGCGATCTCTCGGCTCCGCCGCCGCATATCAATGGCGCAGTACTGCACGCTTGGAATGAGATTGCCCAGTACGCGCCGCGAGACGTCCTGACCGACTCCGACCGGTTGAGCATTGAGCTTGCAGCAAACTTGCTAGCTCAGTTCCGTACCGACCCGACAGATTTCCCCGCTGCCAAGCTGGTGCGCCTCGAAGCGCTGCTCGGCAAGTTCGGAATGACCCCTGCTGACCGATCAAAGGTCGGCGGCAAAAAAGAGGCGCCCAAGGGCAACCCCTTCGCGGATCTTTAATGGCATCAAAACCGAAATATCCGCTGATGAAGCAGGCGGAGGATTACGCGCGGTCGGTTGTCGCCGGCAAGATCCTGGCCTGCCGTTGGATCAAGCTGCTCTGCCAGAAGCATCTGGACGATCTTGAGCGGCAATCTGAAGACGTCTATCCGTACAAATTCGAGCCAGCAAAGGCTGAGAAGGTCGCAAAATTCCTGCAGCTGTTGCCCCATACAAAGGGCAAATGGGCAGGCAAGCGCGAACTGATCAAGCTGGAGCCGTGGCAGCTGTTCTCTGTCTGCGTCCCGTTCGGATGGTTGCGCAAGAAGGATGGCACGCGGCGCTACCGAACCCTGCTGGTCTTTGTGCCGCGCAAGAACGGCAAGAGCATCATCGGCGGCGGCCTTGGCGTCTACATGTTCACCGCGGACGGAGAGTTCGGCGCCGAAGTCTATTCCGGTGCCACTACTGAGAAGCAGGCCTGGGAGGTTTTCCGCCCGGCCAAGCAAATGATCGAGCGAACGCCAGAGCTGCGCGAGCACTTCGGTGTAGAGGTGAACGCCTCCAACATGGCGCGCCTAGAAGATGGCAGCCGCTTCGAGCCCGTAATCGGCAAGCCTGGTGACGGATCTTCGCCTTCCTGCGCCATTGTTGACGAATACCACGAACATCAAGATTCGACCCTGTTTGACACCATGGAAACCGGCATGGGCGCACGCGAGCAGCCTGTGATGCTGGTTATCACAACTGCCGGCTCAAGCATTGGCGGCCCATGTCATCAGCTAGTGCGTGACTCCGAGCGGATGCTGGAAGGAGTTATTGACCGGCCCGACCTATGGCCGGCGCTGTTCACTATCGATCAAGGCGATGACTGGACAAGCGAAGAGGCGCTGCGCAAGGCAAACCCGAACTTCGGCATATCCATCAGCGAGGATTTCTTGCTGGCTCGCCAGCGTGACGCCATGCAGTCCGCAACACGGCAGGCGACGTTCCGCACCAAGCACTTGAACGAGTGGGTAGGCGCAAAGAACGCCTGGCTCAACATGCTGCGCTGGAAAGAAGCTCCGGCTCGCAAAAGTCTGCAGGAACTAGAGGGGCGACCTTGCTACATCGGTCTCGACCTCGCTAGCAAGATCGATATTGCCGGGAATCTTCTGGTGTTCCCGCCAGTCGATGGCGATCCGCAGTGGCACGTTCACGGGCGTTACTACTTGCCAGAGGCGCGAGTAATCGAAGAGCTAGACAGCAACACGGCTCGCTACCGGGAGTTTGACGCACTTGGCCTGCTGACGCTTACCGATGGCGAGGTAATCGAGTTCGAAGTCATCAAAGAAGACCTGCGCGAGTTTGCGGGGCGCTTCGATGTTCAGGCTGTCGCATACGACCCTTGGCAGGCGACCCAACTGGCTCAGGAGATGGAGCTTGAGGGGCTTCCGATGGTTGAGGTGCGCCAGACCGTACAGAACATTAGCGAGCCGATGAAGGAAGTAGAGGCTCTGGTTCTGCAGCGAAAGCTGGCTCATGGAGACTGCCCAGTCCTCACATGGATGGCATCCAACGTGGTCGCAAAGCTCGACGTAAAGGACAACATCTATCCGAACAAAGAGCGCCCGGAAAACAAGATCGACGGCATGGTTGGCTTAATCATGGCTGTTAGTCGCGCGATTGCTCAAGGGCCGCAAACAAACGTTAACGACTTCTTAGACAACCTGGTGATCGCCTAATGGCAACCCTCAATGACCCCGGATTCTGGCAGCGGTTCTGGAGCCGACTCTCCGGACGCGCGCGTCTGGAAGATGGTGAGCGGGCACTGCCTTTCGATTCACACACAACTCCGTCCGGCTCAACGGTCGGGCCTGACTCCTCGCTGAAGCTTTCGGCTGTGTGGGCCTGCGTGCGGCTTCGGTCGCAGACTATCGCCTCGCTGCCTTTGCATCTGCGCGCCGAGGACAAGTCGTTAGCCAAGCAGCATCCGCTGTATCGTCTACTCCACTCTTCGCCAAACGCAGACATGACTGCCAGCGAGTTCTGGGAGGCACAACTTGCCTCACTGGACCTGTGGGGCAACTCGTTCGTGCTGATCGAGTGGGACGGCCGCAGGGTAGTGTCACTGACTCCGCTGAACCCCGAAAAGGTTGTCGTCGTTCGCAGCAACTCGGGCGAACTGACCTACGAGTACACCAGAGGCGGCAAAGTCACGGTCTACCGCGAGTCCGAGATCCTGCACCTGAAGGGATTCACACTCGACGGCATCATGGGGCTGTCGCCAATCCAGTTCGCCGCCGAGACGATGGGCGGGCTGATGGATGCGAACCGCGCCGCAGCCAGGGAGTTCCAGAACGGGCTGAAAGTGGGCGGGTTCCTGAAGACTGGCGCAACCACGCTGCAGAAAGACCAGCGCGACAGGCTGCGAGACTCGCTTTCTCAGTTCGGAAGGCCTGAAAACGCCGGCAAATGGATGGTCCTGGAGGCAGGAATGGAGCCTGCAAGCGCGCAAGGTATTCGGATGAACCCTGCCGACGCGCAGCTTCTTGAGTCTCGCTACTTCGGGATTGAGGAGATTTGCCGGGCTTTTGGGGTCCCGCCGCAACTTATCGGGCATACCGACAAGGCGTCGAGCTGGGCGTCCAGCCTCGAAAACACAAACCTCGGCTTTCTGACCTACTCACTGCGCCCGGTGCTGGTGCGGATCGAACAGGCCATTACGAAAAAGCTGCTGCTACCGGAAGAGCGCGACCAGTATCGACCGAAGTTCGCGGTGGAGGGCTTGCTGCGTGCTGACTCGGCCGCACGGTCATCTTTCTACTCGCAAATGCTCCAGAACGGAGTGATGAGCCGCAACGATGTTCGTGCGCTGGAAGATCTGCCGCCAGTCGAGGGTGGTGACGCTCTGACCGTTCAACTGAACCTGACCACTATCGACAAGATCGGCGCTCCGGAGGAGAACTCATGAACCACAAAACTCTGGACGTATCGTTCGAGATCAAGGCTGTCAGCGATGACGGCCTTTTTTCTGGATACGGTTCCGTCTTCGGCAACGTCGACAGTGGCGGCGATATCGTCCATCGCGGCGCTTTCGCCAAATCGATTCAGGAGTGGGAAGGCCGCAAGCGTATGCCGCCCGTACTCTGGAATCACGACCGGAACGAGCCCATCGGCGTATATACCGCGATCCGTGAGGACGAAAAAGGCCTTTACGTCGAAGGCCGTCTGCTGGTCAACGAGGTGCAGCGCGCTCGTGAGATCCATGCGCTGATGAAAGCCGGCGCCCTAGACGGCATGTCCATCGGTTACGGCGTGCGTGGCGCTGATCGTGACAAATCGACCGGCGTTCGCAACCTGAAGGAGCTGCGCCTGTTCGAGGTCAGCATCGTCACCTTCCCGATGAATGAGGCGGCAACCATCGATGCGGTGAAGTCCGCTCTCGAGGATGGGTCGCTGCCCGCTCTGCCCGAATTTGAGAAGTTCCTGCGCGAGGCAGGCTTTTCGAAAACCCAGGCCACCGCTATCGCGAGCGGCGGACTGGCAAAGTTGCTCCGGAGTGAGTCCGGCGACACCGAAGCGAGCAAAACGCTAAGCGATGCGCTGGCGATTCTTACCAAATCAGCATAGGGATTCACTCAAATGTCCGAAGAAAACCAACTGGTCCAGCTGACCACTGAGTTCAAGAAAGCAACCGATGAAGTCAAAAAGCTCGGTGAAGACATCACCGGCAAGATGGCCCACGGCGAAAAAATCACTGCCGACCTGAAAGAGCAGGCTGACAACGCCCTGACTCTGATGAACGGCTTCAAGGCACGCGTCGATGATCTGGAGCAGAAGCTGGCGCGCCGCGGCGAAGAGCGCGAGCATCAGCAGCACAAGACCTTCGGCGAGCAGTTCGTGGAGTCGCAAAACTTCAAGAGCCTGTCCGAATCGAACTCGCAGCGCGGCCGGGCCGATATGCAGTTTAAGGCGACCATCACCCTGGCAACTACCGACGCCGCTGGCTCCGCTGGCGATCTGGTACAGAACACCCGTCTGCCTGGCATGATCATGCAGCCAGAGCGCCGCATGACTGTCCGCGACCTGATCACTCCCGGTCGCATGGATGGCAATGTTCTTGAGTACGTGCAGGAAACCGGCTTTACCAACAACGCTGGCATGGTCGCTGAGGCCGGCCTGAAGCCTCAGTCGGACATTCAGTTCGAGCTGAAGAACACCAGCGCGAAGGTCATTGCGCATTGGGTTAAGGCCTCGCGTCAGATCATGTCCGACGCGCCAATGCTGGCCAGCTACATCGACGGCAAGCTGCGCTACGGCCTGGCTTACAAGGAAGAGCAGCAGCTGCTCAACGGTGACGGTACTGGGCAAAACCTGCTCGGCATCATCCCGCAGGCTACCGCCTACAGCGCACCGCTGACCGTTACAGGCGCAACCACAATCGACACGCTGCGCCTTGCGATGCTGCAGGCGGTGCTGGCTGAGTTCCCGGCTACCGGCCACGTGCTTAACCCCATCGACTGGGCCGGCATCGAGCTGACCAAGGATGCGGAAGGCCGCTACATCATCGGACAGCCGCAAGGCGTGGCTTCCCCGACCATGTGGGGTCTGCCGGTCGTTGCTACCCAGGCAATCGTCGCTGGCAAGTTCCTGACCGGCGCGTTCAAGCTCGGCGCCCAGCTGTTCGACCGCTGGCAGTCCCGTGTAGAGGTGGCCACCGAGAACGAAGACGATTTCGTTAAGAACCTCGTGACCATCTTGGCGGAAGAGCGCCTTGCTCTGGCGGTTTACCGTCCAGAGGCTTTCATTTACGGCGACATTGCCCCGGTAGTGACTCCGTAACTCAGACGGGGCCGGCTTCGGCTGGCCCCTCTTGGAGGTGAGAGATGGCAAAAGTTACATATGACGTGAAGCGGGAGCACTACGGCGATAAAGCGTATGTGACCGGCGACACGCGAGAGCTTGACCCAAACGAGGCAAAGCGCCTCATCGCATTGGGCGTATTGGCAGAGCAGAAGCCAGCCAAGGCGCCAGAAAGCAAGGCGGCTAAGGCCTCCTCGAACAAGGCCATGAAGGCCGCACCCGAGAACAAGTAAATGCTGATTACCGTCACCCCTGCAACGGTCGAGCCGGTCACGCTGGAAGAGGCCAAGGCCCATTTGCGCGTCGATCACGATGCGGATGACGGCCTGATCAGTTCGCTTATCACCGCGGCACGCGAAGCTGTAGAACGTTTCACTGGGCGCGCGCTTGCCGCTGCGACTTACCGATGGGCCTCTGAGGATTGCGGCCCGTACTTGCTGCCGATCTGGCCGGCAACGGTGACCCTTGTTTCATCGGTTGTTAACGGTTCGCGCGTAGACGCAGATTCATTTGACTACGACGCCGACAGATCGCTCGTTTCAGGCGACTTCGGAGCCGCTGTGCGTGTCGAGTTCACCACCGATCCAGGCCATGTGCCTGAATCGCTCAAGGCTGCGATCAAGCTCCGAGTCGAAGCGATGTATGACGCATCTCCAGACGAAAAGGAGACGCTAACCAAGGCAGCCGACGTAGTGGCACAACATTTCCGGATGAACATGGGCGTATGAAGACACTCTCGTATCGACTTCGCCACCGGATTAGCTTCGAGCGGCCCGGCTTGACGCAAGATCCGGTCAGTGGTGAGATGGTTCCTGGCTGGCAGGTTTTCGCAGAGAACGTGCCGGCCTCAATCGAACCCCTTTCAGCCCGCGATTTCATCGCCGCCCAGGCGAATCAGTCGGAAATCACGGCGCGAATCGTCATCCGTTACCGGCCCGGCATCCTCCCGACGATGCGGATTCTGCACCGCGGCAAGGTGTACGCCATCCAGGGCGCGCTGCCGGATGCCGATTCCGGCCTTGAATACATCACTTTGCCGGTGTCGGAGGGCGTGAAAGATGGCTGACTCTCTCGAATTCAGCCTAACGGGCCTCGATTCGCTGCTCGGCAAGCTGGAATCGGTGAGTCATGACGTCAAGCGCAAGGGCGGCAGGTCGGCATTGCGCAAGGCGGCGCAGATCGTGGCGGAGAAGGCCAAAGAAGGCGCGCGACGTGTCGATGACTCGAAGACCGGGCGCAGCATCGCGGATAACGTTGCGATTCGCTGGAATGGTCGGCTATTTAAGCGCTCTGGCGACCTCGGGTTTCGAGTTGGCATCCTGCATGGCGCCGTGCTGAAGAATGGCGGTGACCTTTCGGCCAATTCTCCGACCCCGCACTGGCGTTTGCTTGAGTTCGGGACTGAGAAAATGCGTGCCCAGCCATTCATGCGTAGCGCCCTGGCCGACAATATCAGCGCCGTAACGAACGAATTTGTCAGCCAGTACGAGCGTGCAATCGATCGCGCAATTAAGCGGGCGCAGAAAAAGGCCGCCGCAGGATAGTTCTAGCTTTACTGTTCAAGCGTGGACTGTTCGCTGTAAGGGCGTAGAATCGGCGTATGAAGCCAGCCCGGAGCGATCCATGACTATTGCGAAGACCATCAGCGAATACCGCGACACCAAGCAGGCAATGCAGGCGATCATTGATCGCCACATGCAGGCCGCTTTCGCCGAGATCAAGCAGGAGTTCGGCGATACCCCTACGAGCGTGTACGTGAACATCGTAGAGCAGCAGGATATGAGCCAGGCGTACCCGTCAGGCGTCTATAACGGCTGCGAAGTCAGGCTGGGCGGCGAATAGGCCGCGAACGATTAACCGAAGCCCGCCTAGTGCGGGTTTCTTTTTGCCCGGAGTTCGTATGTTCCCGCCAATCTTCCAAGTCGCGGCCTCCGATGCTGGGGTGCAGTCCACCCTGTGGTGGGAAAATGCACCGCAATCACTTGGCGGCCCGCAGCTAAAGCTGTACCCGTTTGGTGAAGCGCCAGAAGGTGTCGAACTCCCATATGCCGTCTGGCAGCTGGTCAGCGGCTCGCCAGAGAATTACCTGGCTGGACGCCCTGACATGGACGGCTTCACGCTTCAAATCGACGTATACGCAGCCACAGCCGCATCTGTCCGCGCTGTAGGCGAAGCGCTGCGCGACGCCATTGAACTGCGAGCCCATATCACCCGATGGGGCGGTGAATCCAAGGACAAAGAAACAGGCCGTTACCGGCTTTCATTCGACGTGGACTGGCTAACACCCAGGTAACCGAATCAACCCCGACAGCCCGCCTCTGAGCGGGTTTTTTTATTGCCCAAAAGACCCCGACGAGGAACACAAATGAGCATTCTTTCCCAAGGCACGCAGGTTTACTTCAAAGACCCGGAGGACGGCACTATCGTTGCGGTCGAGTGCGTAACTGCATTCAACCCGGGCGGCGCGCCGGCTGATCAGATTGAGGACACCTGTCTCGAATCCAATGTGCGGACCTACAAGCGCGGGCTGCGCACGCCTGGCCAGGCATCGCTGACCATCAACGCCGACCCGCGCAACGCCTCGCACATTCGTCTCCACGAGCTGAGCGAAGACGACACCATTGAAACCATCGACTGGTACGTCGGCTGGTCCGATGGCACCGATGCGCCGACTGTAGTTGCTGACGAAGTGACCCTGCCGACGACTCGCACTTGGTTCACCTTCCAGGGCTACGTCAGCGACTTCCCGATGGACTTCGCCTCGAACTCGGTTGTCACTACTGCCGCCACCATTCAGCGCAGCGGTGGCTCGGCCTGGATCAAGAAAGTATGAAGCTGAGCATTGAGTCGCTGAAGAAGGTCGGCGCGTTCTCCGGCGATCTCGTGAAACGCACCGTAAGCTGGAGCCAGAACGGTGAAGATTTCGAGGCCGAAGTGTTTGTTCGGCCGCTGTCCTACAGGGCCGTCGAAGACGTGAAGGCAGGTGAGGCCACCAGCGCCAAGCGCATCGCCGATCACATTCGCAACGAGGACGGATCCGCCGTCTTCACTGTCGAGGACATCACCGGGGAGGCAGATCCGGAGCGCGGCCCGCTTGGGTTGTCGCTGTCCAGCGCCCTGATGATGGCCATCAACGAAGTGACCTTCGGCGGAAAAAAGAAGAAGAGCTGACCGCCGAAGAAGAGGTTTGGCACGAACTGGTCCTGTCCGGAGTAGGCGGCAGGACCATTGCCGAAGCTCGGGAGCGGATCAGCTATCCGGAATTCCTGTCCTGGCTGAAATACCGGGCAAAGCGCGGATCGCTGAATGTAGGCATGAGGGTGGAGCGCGGAACGGCTCTGCTGGCATCGCTGTACGTCAACGCGCATCGCGGGAAGGATACGCAGCCGGCGCAGATATGGGACTTTGCCCCGAATCACGATCAGCCCGTCGTTTCGCTGGACGAGGCGATGGAGCGGTGGTCTTAATCCATGCTAGATTCGCGGCTTTTACGGAGGTTTCCCATGAAAGGAATCGTAATTGCCGCCCTGTTAGCCGTGTTGGTCTCAGGCTGCGTCAGTGGTAAGCGCTTTACCAGTCAACAGGTGCAGCAAATTGAGGTTGGCACAACAACCGAGAAGGATCTGCTGAACATCTTTGGCGCCCCTATGGCCTTCAATATGCAGTCTGACGGCAGCAAAACTTTGATCTGGACTTGGTCGTATGCATCTTTTGGCGGCGTTCGGTCTGGGTCAAAGATGCTGAGCGTTACGCTGGACCCTGATGGGAAGACAAAGGACTACGGCGTATCAAGCTATACATCGCCAGGCTTCAGATAAGCCAGGCCAGTACCAGACAACCCGCTTCGGCGGGTTTTTTATTGCCCGGAGAAAATGAATGGCAGCCAATCTAGGCACGCTCACGCTTGACCTGATCGCCAAGATCGGTGGCTTCACCGGGCCAATGGATCAGGCTGCGCGTCATTCGCAGAAGCGGGCGAAAGAAATAGAAAAGTCGATGACAAATGCCGCCGACGCGATCAAGACAGTAGTCGGCGCGCTTGCAGTCGGCGTGTCATTCACGCAGATCATTCGCGCTACCGCCGACTTCCAGAACGAGCAAGCCCAGCTTGCTGCTGTTCTCAAGTCGACTGGCGAAGCTGCCGGCTTTAGCCAGGGCAAGCTGAATGAGATGGCTGACGCGATCAGCCGTACAAGCATCCTGTCGGCTGGCGAGATCAACCAGGCACAAACCACGCTGCTTGCGTTTACCGGCATCGTCGGCGAAGAGTTCCCGCGTGCGCTGCAGACTGCCGTCGATATGGCATCCCGCACCGGCATGTCCGTTGTGTCTGCATCAGAAACGATTGGTCGCGCGCTGGACATCCCGTCCAAAGGCCTCGCCGCACTCAGCAAACAGGGCTTTCGCTTCACTGAGGATCAAAAGAAGCTTGCAGAGTACCTAGAGTCCACCGGCCGCACAGCTGAAGCGCAGGCGATGATCCTGCAGGCGCTAGAAGAGTCATATGGCGGTGCCGCAGAGGCAGCACGAAACACTCTTGGAGGCGCACTGACCGCGCTCAGCAACAGCTTCACAGACTTACTGACTGGTGAGAATGGCGTTGACGATGCAACCAAGGCGATCAACAGCCTAACGGATACGCTAAGCGATCCACGGATCAAAGAGGCGTTTTCGACGATTGTCGCCGGGGTATTCAACGTCACTGAAGCCGTGGCTCGCGCGCTCCCGCATCTCGTCGAGTTCACTACGTGGGCCGCCGAAGAGCTGGCGTCTATCACGGTCGGCATTGCTGGCGACGATATTGTTCGGCTTGAGCAGGACGCCCAGCGTATCCGCGAGGTTCTGGACGGCGGGCTTGCAAGCGTAGGTCAGAGGATTAGGTTTTTCGGCCCTGATGGGGTGGTGAAGCTCTGGACTGACGCAGACCTGCGCAAGGAGCTTGATCGCCTCAACGGCGCAATCAACAGCTACTACCAGGCGCAGAGCGCGCCAGGCGAAAAGCCGGCCGCTTCGAAGCCTGTCATTGCACAAGACCTTCAAGCAGAGGCGAATGCTGCTGCAGCTGCCGCCGATGCGCAGGAGAAAGCTGACAAGGCTCGAATCCGAGCAAACGAGGCTATCGAGCGCCAGATCGCCGCGCTGCAGATCCAGGCCGATACCGTTGCCATGTCTTCCGAGCAGGCGACGCTGTACAAGCTCCGCGTAGAGGGTGCAACCGACGCCCAGCTGGCCAATGCTGAAGCCGCGCTGTCGGCGGTGTCTGCCTACAAAGAGCAGGCGAAGGCGATCAAGGAACTCAACGACGCTCAGGAGCAAACAAACAAGGAAGCGGTGTCGATCATCGACTCGTTGCGCACCGAAGAGGAAGCGATCCGGGATTCATACGAGCGCCGCCGCCAGATCATCATGGATGCCACGCTGCTGACGGCAGAGGAGCGCAACGAAGCGCTGCTCAGGCTGGAGCAGGAGCACAACGAGCAGATGATCGAGGTAAATGGCTCCTACTGGGAGCGCTACCTCTTGGCGGCTGAGGAAAACCTGCAGTCGTTCGACGAGCTGTCCGGCGTGATGCTGGAGAATTTCACCGGGCGGTTCGGTGACGCATTCGAGTCGATGGTTTTCGATGCCGAGACGTTCGGTGATGCAATTTCCGGCCTGGCCGAAGGCATGGCGCGATCTGTAGTCAACGCGCTAGGTCAGATGGCGGCGCAGTGGGTGGCGTATCACGCCGTCCAGTTGATGCTGGGCAAAACCAGCGAGGCGACTGCGGTTGCGAGTGCTGCAGTTGCCGGTACAAGCATTGCGGCAGCGTACGCCCCGGCTGCGGCTATGGCGTCGCTGGCGTCTTTCGGTGCGAACTCTGTTCCCGCTATGGCAGGCATCACAAGCACGGTCGGCCTCTCTCAAACGATGGCTCTTGCCGGTATGGCGCACGACGGCATCGACGCCATCCCTGAAACCGGAACCTGGCTGCTGGAGAAGGGCGAGCGCGTCACTACTGCCGAAACTAGCGCCAAGCTGGACAAGACGTTGAGCGACATTCAATCAGGGGGAACTGGAGGACCTACAAGCGTCCAGATAATCAACAACGGCGAGCCAATGACAGCCAGAACCGAACTGGATGGAAAAACGCTGAAGATCATCATGGATCGGGTAAACAGCGAGATCGCCAACGATGGCTCTGTGCATAACACAATCAGCCGCAAGTACGGAATCCAAGGGGTGGGGCAATGATCGAGTATCCGCGCGAGTATTTGCCCCTACCGCTGCGCGAAGGCTATGCCTTCCAGGCGGTCAGCCCGATGCAGCGAACCGAAATGCAAAGCGGGCGGGCTCGCCAGCGGCGGCGGTTTACATCGGTGCCGACCATGGCGTCCGTTGCGTGGATTCTCGATGACGTGCAAGCGCAGCTGTTTGAAGCGTGGTTCGAGGATGCGCTGAAGTCCGGATCGGAGTGGTTCGAGTGCCCACTGAAGACGCCAGAAGGCGGAATCCAGAACTATACGGCGCGCTTCACCGATATCTACCAAGGCCCAGCGCTGGTTGGCAAAAGCCACTGGCGTTTTACCGCTGAGCTTGAGCTGCGCGAGCGGCCGATTCTTTCGCCTGGATGGGGCAAGTTCCCTGGCCTTATCGCTCAACAGAGCATCATCGACATCGCACTCAACCGTGAATGGCCTGAAGCATGACAATCCTCGAGCAAGTCTATGCGTCGGGCGGCGACGTGATCATCCATACGCTGGAGATCACGTGCGCTGCCTGGACTGATCCGATCCTACTGTGCGAGGGGTTCGAGAATCAGTCAGTTATCGACGAGAACGGTCGGTCTCTGACCTTCGAGGCGGCGGCCTTCCGGCTTGCCGAACCGGAGCGCAGCAACCGCGGCAGCCAGACGCTCGACTTTGCCGTTGATGGCGTCATGGGCACTGCACAGCAGAAGGTCGATGCAGCCCTAGAGGCGGAAGAGCGCATCACGCTCATCTACCGCAAGTTCTTAGCATCGAACCTGACTGAGCCGGCCGAGCGTCCGTATCGCATGACCATCCTAGGCGGCGAGATGAACGGCTCGACGGTCCAGCTGCAGGCAGGTTTCTTCGACCTGATCAACCGGCAGTGGCCGCGCGACGTTTACTCCACCACGTTCTCCCCTGGGCTGAGATACCTCTGATGCTCGATCCATACCTGTTCGCCCGATATGTGGACGGCCGGCGAGGCGAGGTCGTGGGCGGCGTTCGGGAATTCGACTGTTGGGGCCTGGCCATGGCGGTCCGCGAAGAGCTGCTTGGCCTGCCGCCGCTGCCTGATGCCGGCGTGATAAGCCGTCACCGACTGCGGGAATCGGCCAAGTCCTACCGGGTCTACGCCGACCTGATGCCTGAAGGCCCGCCAGTGCCCGGCGCTTTGGCTGCCGTCATGAGCGGCGAGCTATGCACGCACGTCGGCGTAGTCCTCGAACTGGACGGGATGCTGGCCGTGGCAGAGATCAACCCGAAATCCGGCTTTCGCTGGCTCCGCATAGCTGACTTCGAACGCACCTATTACCGAGTGAAATACCATGCCGATCGAGATTTACGCGAGCAAGTTTGCGGCCGAGCCGGCTGAGCGCCACGAAACCAGCGATCGGATGACGGTTACTGCTTGGCTGTGCGCCAATGTGCCGAGCTTCGAGGCACGCGACAAGGCGCCGATCAGCGTTACGGTAAACGGCAAGGCGGTCGAGCCTGCTGCATGGGATGGTTTCGAATTCTCTCCGGCTGACCGCGTGTCGATCTGCGTAGAACCGAAAGGCAGCACGCTAGAGACGATTTTCCGCCCCGGTCCCCTGGCCAAGCTGTTCGGGCTCGGAAACCCGTTTGCTCAAGTCGCCCCAACCACACCGAAGGCGCGGCCACAGGGCAAAGACCTTTCGTTGGTGACGGCGAAAGGAAATCAGGTATCGCTGAACGCCGTGATTCCCGAGATTGCGGGGCGTTTCAAGCGGTATCCCGACTATCTCTTGCCGGCGCACCGATACTTTGGCGGTCCGCGCGAGCAATGGATAGAGATGCTGCTTTGTGTCGGCAAGGGCAAATACGACATCCCGGCAAGCAAGATCTTGGTCGGCAATACGCCGATCATTTCGCTCGGCGCGGATGCTCAATACCAAGTATTCCAGCCTGGCTCAAACGTCTCTGGCGACAGCGCGTCGACCTGGTGGCATAGCGCTTCAGAGGTTGGTTCTACCTCTACTGGGACGGCAGGACTTGAGCTGAAGGCTACCTATGAGGTTGATCCAGTTCCCGATGCAAACTCGTACCAGCTGGGCGGATATACGGTCGCAGTACCGACCGGAGCCGGCCAATTCCCGGACGGCTGGGCTGCCGGCATGATTGTCAGGATTGAGGCAAGTTATCCGCACACCGTGATAGATGGCGGGGCAGGCCGCGACATAATCGAGGCGGACTTCAACCAGCTCGGCCCGTTTGTTGGGATGAAGATTGAGATAACCGGTGACAATGCTGGTCTGTATCAGATCGAGACCTACACTCCGCCAGTGGCGCCAAGCACAACGGGCCAGATCACACTGAGCTACGTAGGCGGCGGCGCTGTAACCGGTCTAAAAATCGGATCGGTATCCATGGGGATCGGTTACGCGGGGTTGCGCTACCGAATCACGGCCGCGGGCCTGTACTCGATCGCCGTCGAGCGACTGACCGATACTGGGGCGTCGGATACATCGTGGACTGGCTTCGCTGCACTACAAAGCTCGGCTGTATCGATTTCGCTTGATGCATCAACCCAGCAGGGTGATTGGGCTGGCCCGTTCTGCGCGTGCCCATCTGGCGAAACTACCAACCTCATCGAATGGGACGTCATGTTTCCTGGCGGCCTAATTCACATCGGCAGCAAGGGGCAGCTGATTGAGCGCTCGGTTACGGTCGAAATCCAGTATCGAGACTTCGATGCAGCCGGGTCGTGGACATCCACAACAAAGATTATCAAGCAGAAAACCCTTGATCAGGTTGGCTTCACATTTAGCCAGTCATTGCCGGCAATGATGCGTCCAGAGGTAAGAATGCGCCGAATCGGAGCCAAATCGACGAATACCAACATTCAGGACAGCGTCCAGTGGTACGGGCTGCGGGCAAAGCTGCAGGCGCCGACTAGCTATGAAGGCGTCACGGTCATGGCTGTCAGGTTGCGCGGCGGTGATCGTCTGGCGTCGCAATCTGAGGCGCTTGTATCGGTCGAGGCTACTCGTGTGCTTCCAGTGAGAAACGGCGGCTCGTGGGATGTGGAAACACCAACGCGCGACATCGTGCCGTGGGTCATTCATGTGGCTCACTCGATCGGTTACACCGACGACGACTTGGATATGGCAGAACTGGACCGCCTGCACGCCATATGGAGCGCGCGTGGCGACTACTACGACGCAGCTATAGAGTCGGCAGGCACAGTTAAGCAGTCATTGCTTGAGGCGCTGCAGGCTGGCTTTGCTGACTTCACCATCGACCGCGGCCTGATCCGACCTGTTCGTGATGAGCCGCGCACGGTCATGGAGCATCCTTACACGCCGCAAAACATGACCAAACCACTAAGCCGTCAGTTCTCTGCGCTCAAGCCTGATGACTTCGATGGCGTTGACGTTGAGTACGTCGACAGTCGCACATGGCAGAAGGAGACGGTGCAGTGCCGCCTGCCGGGAGATGCTGGTGTGCGCGTCGAGAAGATGAAGCTCGAAGGCGTAACCGGAAAGACCAAAGCCTGGCGGATCGGAATGCGGCGCCGGATGGAGCAGAAGTACCGGCGCTGGTCGTACAGCTTCGGCACCGAGCTGGACGCGCTGAACAGTCGCTATCTCAGCTACGTTCCGCTTCAGGATGACGTTCCCGGATACGGCCAGAGCGCGCTGATGCTGAGCTACGACAGCGGCATCATCGAGTCGTCCGAGCCGCTTGACTGGTCTGCAGGCGGGGCGCACGTGGTCGGTATTCGTCGGCCAGATGGCACGCTGTCCGGTCCGTATGCCGCGACGCGCATCGATGACTATCGGCTATCGATCGCTGGCTTGGACTTCGCGCCTGACACCAGTTGGAGCATCGAGCCGCCGCACCTGCTGTTCGGCCCGGTCAACCGCTGGAGCTATCCGGCGCTGATCACGTCCATCAGTCCCAGCGGTACAGATGGCGCGTCGGTTGAAGCGGTCAACTACGACGCCCGCGTATACGCCTACGACAACGCAACCCCGCCCGCCTAACAACTAGCCAACACCACATAACGGACACGGCCCGCAAGGACGCCGTGCGATTTCGTTCGCCTGGAGTAAACGCATGACTTTCAATACCGGAAACCCTGTTGGCTCGACCGACGCGCGGGATCTGTACGACAACGCGCAGAACTTCGACAAGTTCAGCATCGGAGAGGAACAGTCCTACCAAGACCGTCTCGGCGTGCTTCGCAAGAGCATCGCCGGAATGGAGGCGGATTTCGCCACGTTCTTGGCTGAATCTGGCTTTGAGCCCGAGGCTCTGCAGTATGTCGACGGATCTCCGCTCACGGTTGACCGGCCAACCCAGCTGATAACCAGAGCGGCGACGCCTGGCATCATGTACTCGGTAAAGCTGCCATCTTCGTTTCCGAAGACGCTTTCGGGAACTTGGTCTGCGGACGAGTCTCTCCTGATCGTCCGAGTGGACAGTTCACTTCGCACAGAGCTTGCTGCTGCTACCGGCGCATCGCTGGTCGGCTACCGCGGCAAGAGCCTCGATTTCTATCAGGGGCTCAAGGTCAGCCCTTATGCCTACGGCGCCGTTGGCGATGGTGTTGCGGACGACAGCGTCCCGGTACAGCAGGCGATTGACGCAATCACGGCGGCGGGCGGCGGCACGCTTGAACTGTTCGGCCGGTTCCTCGTTGGGGGCCTGATCGTAGATACGCCGTACGTCCTTATCACCGGCCGGTCCGAGCGCGACCAGCTGATCGTGAAGGGCGGCACGCTCGGCGTTCACGTCAAACAGCATTGGGTGAACTTCGAGAACATCACCGTCAAGAGCCAGGGCACCAAAGGCGACGGGCTTGGAACAAACGGCATTCTCTACGACAAAGGCGGAAACCTTAGCACTGGCTTTGTTTTCAACCAGAACCTGACGGTAACGGGCTTCAGCGGCTACGGCGTCAAGGTCGTTAACGCGATCAGCTACACCTGGCAGCGATGCTATGTTGTAGGCTGCACAACCGGAGTTGAGTTTGCCCGCGACGCTGGGGGTCTGTCGTTTGGTACAACCGTGTTCTTCGATAACGTCTACGTCACGTCCTGCACGACCGGAATCAAAGGCGACCGCCTGTACCGCAGCCACTTTAATGTCATTGGCGAGTCGTGCGACTACGCGATGGACATGTTTGTTGGGGACTTCACGCTATACCGCTGCTACTTCGAGAAGAACTTCATTCTCGGCGTGCGTGCGCAGAACTGCGCAGTTCAGGACCTGTTTACCTACAGCAACAACGCAACAACCGACGCGGTTAGCATCACGTTCCAGTCTGGCGTAGTGGCCGCGCCTGATCGCGGATATATGCGGCAGAACCAGTACGACATAATTGCTAAGCGCCTGGCTGTTCTGGCTGGCTATGGAGTAGATCCGTACTACCTCGCCGGCCATGGCACCTCGCAGAACCTCGGGCTCAAGTACGGAGAAAGTACCGTCGCGCTGGTTCGAGGCGCTAACTTGCTGGACCCGTCCGCATGGGCACCGCAGCGTTCAGCCGAGCTTATCGGGTGGAGCCATCTGAAGCAGGGATATGAGATCAGCGGAACTTCCGCTGGCGACCTGACCCACGGCATGCAGCAGACCGTCACGCTGGATAGCACCAAAACCTATGTGCTGGACTTCCGCTACACGCCGATCAGCGGAACGATTTCAACGCTACGGGTTGGCTCTGACGTAGTGACCAGCGGTGTTCCGTTCAAGCCTTCAGCGAACGGCGCGAACGTGGTTAAGGCGTTCGGTGCGTCCGCATCTACTGGCCTGGCCTTTGAGATGTATGTGCACGCCTTCACGCTGGCCGAAGTGGTTGCGGACGCCGGGCAGGTTGCCGAGGCAAACGACCGGCTGACTCGGCAGAAGCAGGGCCGCGGCGTGCAATATGCATCGGCTGCGCCAACTACCGGACGCTGGCGGCAAGGCGAGATCGTTTACAACACGGCTCCTAATGCTGGCGGCTTTGTTGGGTGGGTCTGCGTAGTGTCGGGCAGCCCTGGCACTTGGAAAACCTTCGGCTCGATCACTGCATAAGCCTAACAGCCCCGCCAGCCGGGGCTTTTTTCTGCCTGGAAGAAAACCATGACCCTCTCAGAAATTCGGGAGCGAGCCATAGCGCCCGCTCTCGCGCTGCTGCCTGCGCGGATGTCGAGCCGAGAGGCCGAGATCATGCTGCTGGCAATCACGCAGCAGGAAGACCCAGATCAGCGCCGGCGCCAGTGGCCGACCGGGCCGGCCCGCGGGCTGTACCAGTTTGAGCAGGGCGGTGGCGTGCGTGGGGTACTGAATCACCCGTCGAGCCGCGATCATGCCCGGCGCGTATGTGCTGCGCGTGGCGTTGCGCCGGAGCCTGCCGCTGTATGGGCCGCGCTCGAGCATGACGACGTGCTGGCCTCTGCGTTCGCGCGCCTGCTGCTCTGGACCGATCCGAAACTGCTGCCGAGCGAGCATGATGCGGCGGGCGGCTGGTCACTCTACGAACGGTGCTGGCGGCCCGGAAAGCCACATCCCGGCCGGTGGCCGGAGAGGTTCGCCGCGGCTGTCCGTGAGGTGATGCGATGATCGCCCTGCTCAGGCAGTACAAGCTGATCGCTCTGGCAGCCGCTCTTGCGCTGGCGTTTGGCGCCGGAATGGTTGTGCGGGGCTGGTGGGCGGCGGCGATTATTTCTGGCCTGAATGCAGAACATTCAGCCTATCGAGAGGCTATCAGCCGCGAACATGCTGAGAAGCTGGTGGTGCTGGCTGGTGAGCAAAAAGCCCTTCAGCAGCGGCTCAGCGCCTTAGACCAACAACGATATGGAGAGCTGCGCCATGCACAGCAAGAAATTGAGCGGCTGTCTGCTGCTGTCGCTGATGGCTCTCGCCGGCTGTCAGTCCGCGCCAGTTGTCCAGCCGCCAGCTCCGGCCGCGTGGATGATGGAAGCCAGCGAGCCGACATTCACGAAGAGGATGCTCGACGTATTGTCGCCATCACCGGAGACGCCGACGCCTGCGCCGTCAAACTGACCGCGCTGCAGGAGTGGGCGAGGGAAGTTACGAAGGGGGATTAGGGTTGCCCGGACGGGCTGAGATGGATAGCAAAAAAGGTTGCTGAAATGTTGCTGAAACGGCCGGTCATCCACGGTCATTTACAGCGACTTTCAGCAACATTTTCCGCTAGAGGCCCCGTGTTTTGGGGCTTGTTTGGTGGAGCCGTTCACGCTGAGCGGGCGAACTGCCCGTGATGCTCGGCTGCGCCTTTGGCGTAGGCTGCTGCGGCCTCTTCCTTAGTAGCATAGCAGCCTAGGTGGATCCGCTTGCCGTCTACGGTGATCTGCGCCTTGAATCGGTTTGTCGCGGCATAGACTCCTTTCTGCCCTGTTGCCGAGTCTTTGCGCGTCTTCCTGTTTCGCAGGTTTTCGGCCGCCGAAGCCTGACGCAAGTTGCGGAACCGATTGTTGGTCTTGTCCATGTCGATGTGATCGATGCAAGCGCTTGGCATCTCTCCGTGGACGTACAGCCATGCCAGACGGTGAGCCTGATAGCTTACCCCGTCAAGTTTGATCTCGATGTAACCTGACTTCTTGACGCTGCCAGCCACTGAGCCGGCTTTTATGTGTTGGCGCTGCTCGTTCCAAGTAAAGATGCCGGTTACCTGGTTGTATTTGAGCCAGCGCTTCAGTCGTTCTTGAGTAATCAT